CTTTGCGATATTCGCCTTCAAAACTCAACAGCCAAGTGGCCCCGTTCCATTTGTACTGCACACCTGTGTTGAGATTGGTAACATATTTAAAGTCCACAGTGGAATCTTCAGAATTGGCATTAGCGCTGGCATCAAACAATATGTTCCATTGAGTGCCATTCCATTCTATTATGTCATTGGTTTGTGCCACTAAATCTACACCGCCGGTGGACTTCCAAGCATCTGCTCCATCCACTTGATTGGCTGCTCCTATGTCATTTAAAATTAATAGTCTAAGTCCGGTGACTTTGATTGATGTAGGATTAAATGTCGATGGATCCACAATATAATCCACAGTGCCTCTTGTAGTTACTCCGCTGAATAGTGTGTTGGTTGGTATAGTGTCTTGATCCCAATTTACAATCAGTTGATTTTCATTCAAACTGTTCACGGCAAATGTTCCGGACACAGTATTGGATATGTCTTGCCGATCTAAAAGTATTCTGCTGATACCCGCTTGATACACCCCAGGATGTGCATCCAACACTTTTTTCCAATTGGTTTGACCAAGTATTCCTTTGTCCACTATTTGCACTGTGCTGTTCAACACCACTATGTCATAACCTGATCCAGTAGTTAATGATACTGCATCAGCATCTTTTCTAACAGTTTTGCTTATATTGACTTTGCCATCAGCAGTGGTGTTAATATCTGCTTTGGCATTATTGGCGACCCCATCTTCATAGGCTTTAAGCTCAGGCATACTGGTTCCTAAATCAATCTCTCCTGATTCTTCATTGAATATGCTGGTGACAATTTTCGTAATTACTCCTAATTTTTTTACTTTAGTTGGAGGACTTATAAAAATAGGAGTGGTAAATTGCAGTGTAGCGATGTCTATCTCGCTCTCTGTACCTGTGGGAATTCCTCTAGAACTAAAAGTTATTCCATTAAGATCTAACACAGTTAAACTGGTCCAGTCCACAAAATTATCTGTTGTCTGTAATTCTAAACTAGGATTGAATAACATTAATATTTGTTCTAAAATCTGCAATTTTTGATCTGTGTTAGTGGACCATATGTCAACATTTACTCCTAATGTGTAAGGGGTAGGCATTAATCTTTCCACTGTGTAATTTGCACCTTGTATATTCAAATATTCTTTGTCGTTGGAATCAAAAGCTCTTTCTCTCACATGCAATTTACTTACATATGAAGCATCAGCAGTGCGTGTACGATCCATATCCAATGAGGTCACATAAACTGCCATTCGTGGAGCACTGGGAATTTTGTTTTCGCTATTGTCTCTAATAATGTTTGCCACTTGTCTGGTCAAGTCACCATACATTACAGGTATAGTGGTCAAGTTTCCTTTGCCATCTTTGTAGGCAAAATTGCTCATTAATCTCACGATTTGAGTGATATATCTGCGTATTTGTCCGTCGTAAAAAAATTGCATTTTTAATTGTCCGCTTTGGGTTTAAGTGCTTGTGATAAACTTTGTCTTTGATCAATGGTTTCACCTGCCACTGTGGTGGTGTTTGTGTTGTTTATAAATCCTGTTTTTTGAGTATTTCTGTTGTTGGTATTGGTCAAGGTCATGCGCACTGCATCTTCCATTTTTACCCAACGAGATCCGTCATATCTAAACAATCTATTAGGCAAGAAATCTGTTCTTAAAAAATAATCACCTTTGGCAGAACCTACAGGAAACCCTATGCCATGACCGAACACTTCGCCATTCGGAGCAAATCCGTCGCCTAATAGGTAACCATCATAACCATTTCTGTCTGGAGTTTGATTGATTCTATCTGCCATTTCATTGGCAGTGCTGGCATCTAATGTGTTAATATCTGTGGTGACCAGTTCTGGTTTACCTTGATCGTCCACCTGCAATGTGTACAGATGTTTGGTGTTGTAGCCACTTTTGGCTGTGTCTGCTTCTGCTTGTGCCACCACTGCTGCATTGATCTGCATTTCTTTTTCATAAGTGCTGAGCACATCTCGCAGTGTGTTGGTGCTGCCTTCTTCTGCTGGCAAATCCAGTATTTCTTTAAATTCTTGACTGTCCACTATTTGTTTAAGTTTAAGTCTATAAAGATGCGGATACCAAGTGGGTGAAAACCCTTCTGCTGCTCTATTAATGTCCTGTATCACGTAAAATCTTTTCAATGCAACCTGATAATCATTCAATGCGTATTGGTCTTTGAGATGGGGCAATTCTATCACATCTCCTGACATCAATTTTCTACCAATGGTTTTCACAGAACTGTTGATGTGTACTGTGAGAAATATGGTGTCATTTTGTAGAAATAATCCAAATTGACTCATGTCAAAGTCAATGTCATTCACATTGTAGATACCTCTGATTTGATAGATGTTTGGATCGTATTTTCTATCTCTATTTTCTAAAAATAATAGGTCCTGAATGTTGGTTTCTTTCACAGCATTGTACCTTGGTTGGGTGGCTGTGGCATCTTCTTCATCAGGATTAACAGGTCCAAGATATTTGTGTACAAACACGTCGGTACCACCCACAGTGAACATTTCTGCTATGGTCTGGTCTAAAAATGTGTAATCTTCGCCTTTTTCTGGCTTATATAAACTGATTCTTGGCATGCGTATATTTATTCATGCATCATGCATTGATAAATATGTTATAGGATACACACAATGAGCGATCTGCAAACACAACGTCAAGAGATATACGATTTCGTTAAAAACATGCTGGGCGGTGGCATGGTTGAAGTGGAATTAGACCCCAGTCATTATGAAACTGCACTCACAAGGACTTTGGGCAGATACCGTCAAAGATCCGACAATTCAGTGGAAGAAAGTTACATATTTTTGAACACAGTATTGGACCAGAACAGTTACACACTGGCCAATGAAATCATGGAAGTGAGACAGTTGTTCAGAAGATCAGTAGGATCACGTTCTGGCGGTGGAGATGGTGGCACACTGTTTGAACCTTTCAATCTAGCATATACCAATACATATTTGTTGTCCAGCACTAATTTAGGAGGCATTGCTACCTACAACATGTTTTCACAATATCAAGAATTGGTGGGTAGAATGTTTGGCAGTTTTATTGAATTCAAATGGAACCCAACCACCAAAGTGTTGACACTGTTGCAAAGACCCAGAGCCAATGAAACATTGCTGTTGCATGCCTACAATTTCAGACCTGAAAGTCAGTTGTTGCAGGATTACAAAGCTAGAGAATGGATCAAAAGCTATACTTTGGCCAATTGCAAATACATGCTGGGTGAAGCTAGATCCAAATTCAACACTGTGGCTGGTCCACAAGGCGGAACCACACTGAATGGGGACACTTTGAAAACAGAAGCACAAGCTGAAATGGACAGATTGGATGCAGAATTGGCCACTCAAATGGCTGGCGGTGTAGGCTATCATTTCACAATAGGTTAATATTTCATTGACAATCCAATAAATTTAAAGTACAATAGTACTTTATTATGATCATCGGAATTTGCGGATTGATAGGCAGTGGCAAGGATACCATTGCTGACTATCTGGTTGCACAACACAATTTTCAAAAAATGTCTTTTGCTGACAAGCTCAAAGATGCAGTGGCCCAAATGTTTGAATGGGATAGACAACTGCTGGATGGCAAAACAGATGAGAGCAGAGCATGGCGTGAACAGCCAGATGCATATTGGAGCAAAGAAGTGGGCAGCACAGTCACTCCTAGATTAGCGCTGCAAAAGTTTGGCACAGAATGCATGCGCAATGGATTTTATGATGGCATATGGGTCAGTTTGGCCAAGAAGAAAATCATGGACAATCCTCAAACAAACTGGGTAATTCCAGATGTGCGTTTTGTAAACGAAGCTGACATGATTAAAATAGTGGGCGGCCAAGTATGGTGGGTAAAAAGAGGCACATTGCCACTGTGGTTTAAAATATATCAAGATGTAGGAGTAGAACCCAAAGACATACACGCTAGTGAATGGGCTTGGGCTAGGTGTCAGTTTGACGCAGAGTTAACCAACAACAGCACTGTGCAGGATCTTAGAAATCAGGTACAAGGTCTCCTTGCACCCATTTGATACCTTGTGCTTGCAGCACTCTTTGACAATTGGCACACACCGTTTTTAAATTGCTGAACCTACAGTTGTTGAGATTGCCATCCACATGGAACACATTGAATTGTTGAGCGTGGCGGCTTTTATATGAGCATTTATCACATTCGTTCTTTTTGACATATCCTGATTGCTGCCATTTGGGTTGACCCATGGCTTTGCCTTTGTAACGCACACACAGCTCACATTGGCTTCGGTAAAATACCTTGTTTGCTTTGTGATAATTCACAGCACAAGGGCGTTGTTTGCAGGCTTTGCACAAAGGTCTCATAGCGTATTTAGCTGCCCTTTTTAGGCCCTTTTTGCTGGGTTTAATTAGGTGTGTTTTTGAGCGTTCAGAATAAATACATTTAAATAAGTCATAGATAGGAGAAAATAATATGGCACTAGTATCACCGGGCGTACAAGTTACAGTAATAGACGAAAGTTTTTATACACCAGCGGAACCAGGTACAGTTCCAATGATTTTCATTGCCACTAGGCAAAACAAAGCTAATGCTTCGGCTACAGGCACAGCCTTAGGAACATCCAAAGCCAATGCTGGCAAACCTTTTTTAATAACTTCTCAAAGAGATTTAAGTGAAACTTTTGGCGATGCAGTGTTTGTAACAGACACTAATAACAACCCTATTCATGGTGGTGAATTGAATGAATATGGTTTACAAGCAGCATACTCTTATTTGGGAGTCAGCAACAGAGCGTATGTAGTTAGAGCAGACATTGACCTAGGAGAACTAGAAGCATCAGCCACAGCTCCAGAAGCTAATCCTGCTGCAGGCACATATTGGTTTGACACTGGAAACACATTGTTCGGAATATTTGAATGGAATTCAAATCCAATCACAGCCACAAATGGTCAGACATTTACAAATAAAATTCCCACAGTAATCACATCATTAGAAGTGGACCAGTTGGTAGGAGAAACTGCAGGCAATGCTCCCAAAGGATCAACAGGAAAAATTGGCGATTATCTTATTAATGCCACCACTGCATTTAATGATCTGTACTACAAAAATTATTTAGGCGCATGGGTAAAAGTTGGAAGCACTGCTTGGAAAGCCAGTCACTACACTGTGAAAGGCACTGTGCAAAATCCAGCAGCTGTTTCAGGAACTTTTACAATCAATGGCACACCAATCACAGGTGGTTCATTGAATGCTGTGGTATCGGCAATTAATTCAGCTGGTATATCAGGTGTAACAGCAGCTTCTGTTAACACTTCTTTGGCTATATTTTCAACCACATCAAATATTGTGCTAGCATCAAGTGCTGGAACTATACTGGCAGATTTAGGATTGACAGCAGGCACATATTACATACCAGCTGTGAGCATTGCTGCACACACGCAGGTTCCGTTGTATAAATCCACAGATGCTAATCCAAGACCCACTGGTTCTTTATGGATCAAAATCACTGCACCAAATTTAGGCGCTAGATTCAAAGTTAAAAAATTCAACGGAGTAACCAATCTGTTTGAAGATGTATCTGCTCCTTTGTACAACAGCAATGAATCCGCCATTTATAATCTAGACAGAACAGGTGGTGGAGTCAACATACCATTGGGTGCTTTGTATGTGAATTCCGACAACACCAGCGATGAGGTTGATTATAGGATTTTAAGAAAAGAAAATGGTGGAGCTACCATTATTAAATCCAGTGTGATTACCACTCAATTGATAGCAGGCGATTACACATTTACCATGGCAGAATCCAAAGCCAATCAAGAATCATTAGCAGCAGCAGTGACAATCACTTTATCCGCAGCTACTGGAAATGCAATGGCTGGAGCTTCAGGTGATGCAGATAAAATTGCAGCAGCAATTAATGCAGCCGGATTTACCAACATTCAAGCAAGTGTGGACGAACTTAATCGCATAGTAATATCACACAATCTTGGTGGAGAAATTAAAATCACTGACACCGATGATTTATTAAGTTTGGCTGGATTTGTGGGTGAAACAACTACAAATTTATACAACGATGATCAAACTGACGGTTCAACTAACCCTGTGGTATTAAGAGCATCAAATTTCAAAGTATTGTCATATGTAGCAGGCACAAACAATCCAACCAGCTTGACCGCTGACAGTAGACTTTGGTACAGTTCAGTAGTGGACGAAGTTGACATAATGTATCACAATGGTACCACTTGGAAAGGTTACAGAGACGCAACAGCATTGCCAAACACTGATCCATTGGGACCAATTGTGTCGGCCACACAACCAACAGTACAGAGTGATGCAACGCCTTTAGTAACTGGTGATATATGGATTGATACTAGTGACATAGAAAACTATCCTAAAATTTACAGATGGAATTCAATCACAGCAAAATTTACTGAAGTGGACAATTCAGATCAGACTACAGAAAATGGAATCATATTTGCGGACGCTAGATACGGCACTTCAGGCGCATTGAGTGAAGAGCCCGCTACTATTGAAGCACTATTGACCAGTAACTTTTTAGATTTTGATGCTCCAGATCCAGCATTGTATCCTAAAGGTATGTTGTTATTCAACACACGTCGAAGTGGTTTCAATGTGAAAAAATTCATGAGAAATTACATCAATTTGAATGAAACTAACAATAGATTTCCAGAATCAATGTCTGGTTATTATCCTCATAGATGGAAAACTGAATCTGCAAATCAAGTCAACGGTGCAGGCACATTTGGAAGAAAAGCACAAAGAGCAGTTGTAGTACAACAACTTCAAGCAATGTTGAATTCTAATGATGATATTAGAGATGATGCATCAAGATTATTCAATTTAATCGCTTGTCCTGGTTATCCAGAATTAATTGGTGAAATGATCACTTTAAACTATGACAGAGGTCTAACAGCTTTTGTAATAGGAGACTCACCGTTTAGATTGCAGCCTGATGCTACTTCATTAAACGAATGGGCGACCAACGTAAATTTAGCAGTGCAAGACAGCGACACAGGATTAACATCATTTGATGAATACATGGGTGTATTTTATCCATCAGGATTCACCAGTGATAATTTTGGTCGCGATGTAGTAGTCCCACCAAGTCACATGATATTAAGAACTATTGCATTGAGCGATCAAGTTTCTTATCCTTGGTTTGCTCCAGCAGGTACTAGACGTGGTGGTATCACTAATGCTTCTGCAGTTGGTTATGTAAGCTCTGAAGGAGAATTTGTGAACACCGTGTTGAATGAAGGTCAAAGAGACACTTTATACTCTTCAAATGTAAACCCAATTACTGTAATTACAGGAGCGGGTCTAGTGAACTATGGTCAAAAGACCAGAGCAAGAAACGCATCAGCATTGGATAGAATCAACGTGGCACGATTGGTGATATACTTAAGAAGTCAATTGAATAAATTGGCTAAACCTTATGTGTTTGAACCCAATGACAAGATCACTAGAGATGAAATCAAACAACAAACAGAAAGTTTATTGCTAGAGTTAGTGGGCACTAGAGCACTGTATGACTTCTTGGTCGTGTGCGACGAAAGCAACAACACTCCAGCCAGAATAGATCGTAATGAATTGTACTTGGACATAGCAATTGAACCAGTAAAAGCAGTTGAGTTCATTTACATACCGTTACGTTTGAAAAACACAGGAGAAATATCAGGTTTATAATAAACTTATAAATACTAGCAATAGGAGAAACAATGAGTATATCTACATTATCTAAATTGACAGTTCCATTGGCCAGCAACGCAAGTGCAGCAGGTCAAGGTTTGTTGATGCCAAAACTACAGTATCGTTTTAGAGTATCTTTGGAAAACTTTGGAGTGTCAACTCCCACTACAGAATTGACCAAACAGGTGATGGACGTTACCAGACCCAATTTATCTTTTGAAAAAATCACTTTAGATGTGTACAACTCAAAAGTTTACTTGGCTGGCAAACACACTTGGGAACCAATCACATTGAATTTAAGAGAAGATGTCAACAACAACGTGCAAAAATTAGTGGGTGAACAGTTACAGAAACAATTTGATTTCTTTGAACAGTCAGCTGCAGCTTCAGGAGCTGATTATAAATTTTTAACAAGGATTGAAATATTGGATGGTGGCAATGGTGCATTGACTCCGGGAATATTAGAAACTTTTGAATTATATGGTTGCTATCTTGAAAGCGCCAATTACAACTCTTTAGCTTATCAAGAAAACACACCTGTTAGTGTAACTCTAGCTATAGCCTATGATAATGCCATCCAAACACCTAAAAACACAGGCATTGGCACAGAAGTAGGCAGAACAATCAACACATTAGCCACAGGCGGTGGACAATAATTTATTAATAAATTGATTCAAAAAGGGGTCTAGATGGCCCCTTTTTTAGTTTACGCAGCATAGATTTTTCACATATAAATACTTGTATGGCCAGTTTAATCAAAGGATTTTTAGACTCAGTATTCAAAGGAACACTGAATCCCAAAGGTAATCTAGCAGACTATCAGCATGCAGCTAGGATGTTTGTGGATGACAGTTTTCGACTGGCTCCAAAACAAAAATTTTTATATCACGTTTCATTTAATATAAATGAAAAAGCAGTGGCATCATTGCCTAACTTTAATGCCACAGTCACTGAAGAATTAAACATGCTGGTAAAATCCGTTGACCTTCCCAAGTATTCAATTCAAACCACTACTAAACAACAATATAATAAAAAAAGAAAATTGCAAACAAGAATTGATTACGATCCAATTACCATTGTATTTCACGACGACAATTATGGCATAACCACAGCCATGTGGCAATTGTATTATCAATATTATTTTAGAGATGGCACTTATAGAACCAAAGATGGTTCAGGCAATGTAAGTAGCACTGTGCCTAGACAATACAGCCGAGGTAATTTTTACAACGATGAAGAATTTAACAAATATAGATATGGTTTAGACAACGATTCTGCTCTCCCTTTTTTCAATTCCATTCAAATCTTCCAAATGGCAAGAAAAAGATACACATGCTATACTTTAGTAAATCCAATAATCACTGCATGGCAAGGCGATACATTGGCCTATGGTAATAACGATACAGCAGCCAATCAAATGACCATAGAATATGAAACTGTGTTCATGAGCAGAGGACCAGTGCAAGCTGGCATCGCTCCAAAAGGATTTGGTGGCAGACACTATGATAGATCACCCAGTCCACTTTCATTAGCTGGTGGAGGCACTACCAGTGTGTTTGGAACCGGAGGAGTATTGAGTGATTTATTGGGTTTTAAAGGTGGCAATAGTCCTTTTAGTGACATAGAAGGAGCTAATGGATCGGGTGGAGGATCTTTGCTAAAAAGAGCTATTCAGACCGCTAATAGATTTAGAAATTTAAAAAATTTAAATAAAGAAGGATTAAGACAAGAAGGATTACAAATCTTAAGAGGTGGTTTAGAATCAATCAGTAGGGGAGGAGTTAGTGGACTGGTTAACACTGTATTTCCAAAAACTAACACAGGCACTGACAATACGACTGCAGCACAATTGAAAAAAGGTTTGTAATATGGCCATAGATCCTAGACAGTTAGAAAATATCACAGTACCTAATGAAGAAACAGATCTGTATCAAATAAATGATGATAATCAAAATATCAGTAATCAATCTATTGATTCACCACCGTCAGCGCTAACATTTAAAAATAATATTGCGCCAAAAAAAAATAATGACAGTGCAGAACCAGTAAAGAATTTTTTTGATAGATATTTTGTTGAGCCAATCAGTTTGCCAGCAGGCGATGTTGATGCAGTAATCGGATTTTTTGAAAAAAGAAAATTTGATAAAGCTGCTGCAGTGAGTGTGGCCACAATTTTATTACAACAAGCGAAATTAGATAATGTAGATGTTTTTACATTATTGGATACTCTTAAAGGAATCACTGACGTACAACTGAGTAATATTGTCACTGAAATTTTAAATGTTAACAGATCAAAAATTTCTACTTTGGGATTCAAAGTAGAAAACACGCAGAATCAATTCGAAAAACGCAACATAGTGGTATAGACTGATGCCTAGACGTTTTGCTCAAGGCAGATTTGCATGTAAAAATCCTGACAAGTACATGGGCACCAAAGATCCTCTATATAGGTCCAGTTGGGAATTTGCTTTTATGAAATTTTGTGATGAAAGTCCTGCCATTGCCAAATGGGCCAGTGAAGCAGTGAGAATACCTTACAGAAATCCTCTCACAGGCAGATACACTATATATGTGCCAGATTTTTTTATCAACTATGTGGACAAAGGTGGACAGCAACATGCAGAAATAGTTGAAATCAAACCACAGAATCAATCACTCAAGGAGAAAGTGGGAAAAAATTTAAACAATCAAGCCAGTTACATTTTGAACCGAGCCAAATGGGAAGCTGCCACTGTATGGTGCCGTCAAAAAGGTTTGAGATTCAGAGTGATCAATGAAACCGATATTTTTCACCAAGGCAACAAGCGCCGATAAATAATACTATCATGACCAAAAAATTAGAAGATCTACTGAATCTACCAGAATCCAAAGACATTGTGATGGAAGAAAAAAACAAACAAGAACGTGACAAGTCATTGGAAGTTCAAAAAGACACTCTAAGAGACATTGCTGAATTTGACAAGATCACAGCAGCACTGCCCATGGTCAAAGATCTGGGAGCTATGGCTGATGAAGAATTGGACGAGATTGCCAAAAAAGCCATGACTGCCTATGATGATCTCATGGATTTGGGCATGAACGTGGAAAGCAGATACAGCGGCAGAGTGTTTGAAGTGGCTGGCAACATGCTGAAAACCACACTGGAAGCCAAAGCTGCCAAAATCGACAAAAAGCTCAAAATGATAGACCTACAAATCCGCAAGCAAAAGATGGATAGAGAGGGCGGAATCGACGATTCCAACATGGTGCAGGGCGAAGGATATGTGGTCACTGATCGCAACAGTTTAATTGAAAAACTTAAAAATATGGATAAATAAACACATATGGAATCAGAATTCAAAAAGATACTAGCAGAAAGCAAAAAAACCTACAAATTTAAACTGGGTTTGGCAGGTAACTTGCCTGAAAACATTAATGACACTTTAAAAACAGCTCTCAGCAAGTATGAAATAGTGAGCTTGTCCAAAGGCAAAAAAACTCCCATTCAAGAAAGACCATTGGATTTTCCCAAGTTACAAAACATGGAAGTCACATATTTTGATGCAGAATTGGCCTACCCAACCACTCCAGAAATTTTAGAACAGTATGTGAGCTTAATCACAAAAATGTCCAACAGTCATGTGATAGCAAGAACAGCCACACAACACGAAGATTATCCCACAGACAAAAAAGAAGAACCTTATGTGGCCAAGTTGGAATCACCATTGGAACAAGCTGAAAAAAAAGCACAAGATCATGTGGGTCAAAAAAGAGTGATTGAAATTTTAAAACAAATGGAAAAAGACAGACAACAAATCACCATGGCCAAAGAAGATTCCAAAAACAAAAAAGAGAAACAACTGCAAGACAGAGAAGAAAAAGCTTCTGCATCACCGCTTACTAAAGTTAAACATGACAAGCCAGAAGGTGCTTCCACAGGAGGTTTGAAATAAATATTATTATGGACATCAGAGACATTTTACAAAAAATTGATAAAGTTCAAAATCCCAAAGAACTCACCAGCGAGATAGTCAAATCCAATCTCACAGAAGCAGCAGCCATCAGCGTGAACATGTACGGCAACAATCCAGATGAAGTGCAAGCACTGTATCAAATTTTTAAAAATGCTGGATTACAATCACCAGTGCCAGCAGTGATAGGGCCTGTTCCCACAGAAGCTGAAGAAAAATCAGTGGGCGAGGATGACAGATATAAGGCCAGCACCACTCCAGATCCCAAATACGCCACTATTCCAGACACAGTGGATCCCACCAGCGATGATCTACACAAGAAGAAAAAAATGTATGCCAGAAGCCAACCAGGAGACAATCCTATGGCAGTGAAAGAAGAAGAAATTTCATTGGCAGAAAAAATCAAATCACAACTCATTCAAGACTATGCAGCTTACAAAGAAGGCGCTGTGAAAGGTTGGATGATGGACTTGGAGCAAGACGCTGCTGAAATGAACAAAGATGAATTCATCAAAAAACATGGTCAAAATCGTGCAGATATCTGGGACAGAGTCAATTCAGAAGAAGATGAATTTGATGGCAACACCGAAGACATCGACCTAGAATAATCAATCATTATAAAATTACCCAACTGTCACAAAGATAAGTACTACATATGAGTACCAAAAGCCTAGATGGTGTTCTTACCAAAAAAGCACACACTAGAGACAAATACACTGAATCACAACTGAATGAGCTGGCTGCTTGTGCTGATGCCACTCTGGGATATCTTTATTTTGCCAAAAACTTTTTTAATATCCAACATCCTGTGAGAGGCAAATTGTTGTTTGAACCTTACACCTATCAAAACAAACTGTTGGAAACCTATCACAAATATAGATTCAATGTGAACATGCTGCCAAGACAGAGTGGGAAGACCACGTGTGCTTCATCCTATCTGCTGTGGTATGCCATGTTTCATCCGGATCAAACCATATTGATTGCTGCACACAAATACACAGGTGCTCAGGAGATCATGCAGCGTATTCGTTATGGATATGAACTGTGTCCAGATCATATTAGAGCTGGTGTGGTGAACTACAACAAAGGATCCATGGAGTTTGAAAATGGATCCAGAATAGTTTCAGCCACCACCACTGCCAACACAGGCAGAGGTATGTCCATATCATTGTTGTACTGTGATGAGTTTGCATTCGTGAATCCTACCATTGCTAGAGAATTTTGGACTTCTATATCTCCCACATTGGCCACAGGAGGTAGAGCAATCATAACCAGCACTCCCAACTCAGATGAAGATGAATTTGCTGTAATATGGAAAGAATCACAAAATAAATTTGATGAGCACGGCAATGAGATTGAACTGGGCATCAACGGATTTTTTGGTTTTACTGCATCTTGGGATGAACATCCAGAACGCGATGACAAATGGAAAGAGAGTGAATTGAGCCGCATAGGAGAAGAAAGATTTAGAAGAGAGTATGGCTGTGAATTTTTAGTTTATGACGAAACATTAGTCAACAGCATTGTGTTGGCAGCATTGGAAGGCAAGCAGCCCATATTGAACATGGGTCAAACTAGATGGTATGAAAAAATAAATCCTGCTGCAACCTATGTGATTGCGTTAGATCCTGCCATGGGCACTGGTGGAGATTATGCTGCTATTCAAGTGTTTGAAGTGCCTTCTTTCAAACAAGTAGCTGAATGGCGTCACAATCAAACTCCCATACCACAACAGGTAAAAATACTCAAAGACATTGCCAATCATATCAAAGAAGAATGCAAAAGTCAGACATCCACCAACATCTATTGGAGCGTGGAAAACAACACCATAGGCGAAGCAGCACTGTTGGTGATCAGTGACTTTGGCGAAGAAAACATTCCAGGATTATTTGTGAGTGAACCCATACGAAAAGGTCACATAAGAAAATTTAGAAAAGGATTCAATACCACACATAGAACCAAAATCAGTGCGTGCAGCAGATTGAAAGGCATGGTGGAAAACAACAAGATGACCATCAACAGCAAAGCATTGATCAGTGAATTAAAAACTTATGTAGCAGTGGGGTCAGGATTCAAAGCCAAAGCAGGAGAAACTGATGATCTTATCAGTGCCACACTGTTAATCTTGCGCATAGTCAGCATACTGAAAGATTGGGATCCGCGCATTTATAATTCCTTTTTACAAGTGGAAAATGACGAGGATGGCGGAGAACGCATACTGCCCATGCCAGTGTTCATCAGCAGCACAAACAACTAAATACTAGCATGAACCTAAATGACACGTCTAAAGAGCTATTTGCCAAGATAAGAGGCCGTTTTCCATCGGTGGCCATAGGCAATCAAGCAGCAGAAGTGACCAATGACCCTAACGCAGCACGTTTTTTTGACTTTGATTTCAAAGCAGGAGATAAGGTTTTGGGCAAAGTCAGCATAAGTATTAGTGAGCAAGACGGACTAGTGGTGATACACAGTGCTGATTTGAGTCAAACTGAAGATTTAGTGGCTCGTGAAAATTGGTTCAGTTTTTTAAAAGAATTGAGACAGTTTGCCAAGTCAAGAATGATGACATTTGACACTAGAGACATCACTAAAAGCAACTTGGAAAAAAGAGATTATAATTTTTTAAGCAATATGAGTCAACCCAAAGAAGTCACAGAAGCTGCATTGACTGGCACCAACAAAACCAGTTTTCAAAACATAGGCAATAGCAAATTAATCATCAAACATTCAGCTCCAGTGGACGAAGATTTTGCAGCTGGTCGCACTCACAAAATTCACGTCATTTATGTGGAAAACATGGATGGCGAAAGATTCAAATATCCATTTAAACACATCAATGGTGCTAGAGCAATGGCACGTCACGTGAGCGAAGGTGGCAAACCCTATGATGATTTCGGCAAACACATTGTGAGTTTGAGTGAAGAACTGGCAAAATTAAGAAAATTTAAAAATTATGTGAACAGATCCGCTGTGATGGCAGAAACATTAAAAGAATATTCACAAGTGATCAATGACAGAATTGAAGAGATCAAAGAAACCATTCAAGGATTGCAAAAAGAAAGTTTTTACAAATTGACCAAAGAAAACTTCAAAGCCAATGAAACTTTAACAGTGCCAGAAGATGTGAAAGAAAATTGGATTGATGAATTAACGATCAAAACTTTCAATAATGAACTGCAAGAAGTATTTCCTTACATTTATAAATTGGTCACACAAAAACCCATCAAAGAAATCACTGCTGAAGATATTGCCACAGAAGCAACTGGTTATCAAGGCAGCACAGAAACAAGAAATTTAAAATACAATGTGTCTGGTGATTTTGACAGAGAAAGACCAGTATCAGACGAAGATGCTTTCACCATACAGAATCTATTGAAAAAGAATGGCATTGAATCAGAAGTTACTCCTGATGAAGGCAACTATCAAGGCATAGTGATTTACACCAATGCTGCTCCACAAAGTGTGGAAAAAGTTTTGGGCAACATGATTGAAACCATCCAAGACCCCATTGAACAATTTGAAAAAATTTTAGACTCTATCATTGATGAAGGAGAAAATACTTTGTTTTCTTCAGACTCTGAAGAGCAAAAACAAGCATTGGAAAAATTAAATCTATTGATGAAGAATCATTTCCCCGCAGGAGTGAATGGAGTGAATGGATTGGAAAGTTTGGAAGGCATCATTGATGACCCAATTCTCAATGACCAAATCAGAGAGATAGGCAAGAAAGACAGTGATGCTTGCATTAGACCTTTGATCATGTCCTACATACAAAACAAAAAACCAGACATGGCCAAAAGAATCAACACTGGTGACATGAAGATGCCCACTGAAGGCAATCAATTTGCACAAGCAGTGAGAAAAGCCAAAGCAGCAGGCATGAAACCAGGCGACAAATTCAAAGTGGGCGACAAAGAATACACACTGAAAGATGCCATGGATATGGCAGGCATCAGTGACACATCATTGCAAGATGACGCTGACATGGATCCAAATAAATCACCCCAAGCGCAAGACTACGCAGAAAAATCTGACGAAAAAACAGATGTGCAACAAATTTTAAACAAACATCAAAATGCTTACAAGCAATTTAAATCAGGAGATGACTTGTACAATCACAAAGAGTTGTATTCAGAATTGTTGGATTATTATGTAAATTCTGGAGACATGCCCTATGGAACTTCAAGCGCCAAAGATGGAGATCCTATCAATTGGATTACCACTAGATTGGCCGATATGGGATTGATAGAAACTACTCAAACAGAAGGCAGCATAGAAGATGAGTATAAATTTCGTGATTGGTTAAAGAAGACACACAACAAACAAGTGCATGAATTAAAACCACAAGAATACGCAATCATTGCAAAACAATACAGAGACGAGCAGGGTAAAAAAGAATCCTATCATCCTGGTGAAACATCTGCAGAAGAATTGGCCAAAGAAATTTGGAACAACAATCCAGAATTACATGATGAATTCAAAGACTGGCGTGAGTATATGAATTCAGAAGATTTCCAATTAGAGGTAGATAGATTGAGAAGCAAATTTGAAAGCACAGGTGGTGGTCCTACCATTAGACAAATGAGCGATTTAGAATTGGCCAACTTCCTGAACACCACTGTGGCAGAAGTTAAAAAAGACAGAGAAGCAGCAGAAGAAGCAGCTATGGAATTGAATAAAAAATATTCTGAAGATAACAAATCCAGCAAACAAGATCTGCACAAAGGTGCCACAAAAATAGAAGAACTGGTGAAAAGTTTTTATGACTACACCACCAATAAATTTCCCAAAGGAGAAACAGCAGTGATCACAGCAGTGCAGAAACAGTATGGAGACGCTGCTGCCAAAACTGCTATCGAAACCATCAAAACATTGCAGAGCGGTCAGAACAAAGAGATTGAACGCATCAAACAACTAGCAGGCTATTCAGCCAAAAATTAATATTTCATTAACTACACACTTGACTAAATACACTTATTAATATAGTATGTACAAATATGTGCTATATTATAGTGAGGCACAAATACAAACAGGCAAACAATAAGGAGGCTTATAATGGCTACACTAGCGGAAATCCGCAACAAACTGAAAGAACAAGAAGTTCGTTCAGGCGGTAACACAAAAACAAGCGGCGGCGACAACGCAATCTATCCATTCTGGAATCTAAAAGAAGGTGAACAATCAACTGTTCGATTCTTGCCAGATGGCGACTCAAACAACACTTTCTTTTGGAGAGAGCGTTTGATGATCAAACTTCCATTCAATGGTATCAAAGGAGAAACTGATTCAAAACCAGTTCAAGTACAAGTGCCATGTATGGAAATGTATGGAGACTCTTGTCCTATTCTATCTGAAGT